CGCTCGCTCTAAGGGTCAGCAAGATATGCACAACATTGATTGCTCTAAGACCCCAGATAAACCCGTATGTAAAGCCCGTCGTCGCTGGAAGTGCTGATCTATGAAAAGTTTTCAACAATTTCTATCAGAAAGTATCACTATAAATGGTGATTTTAATGGAACTTTGAATGTAGGAGGTTCCCAACCAGAACAAGCACAAGAATCATTTTTTGCTGATATTGTATGGGAAGGTAAAATTTATCGTCTTGAAGTAGAAGGAGAAATGCTTTCCAAAACAAAATTAGCAGAACAAATTCAAGGAGAGTATCCTGGTGCAATTGTTCATAACATTTATCCAAGTCATATAGATACATCAAGAATCAAAAATGTACAAAGATATCAACCTGAACGCTTAACTTGGGGTGACTGATTATGCCATTTAAAAATTACTTATGGGATGAGGCATGGGAATTGAATGTCTCTCGTGGTAAAGTTCGTGGCGCTTTTCATATTATCAAGTTTGGAGAAAATCTTGATGTTGATGGTTCTATGGAAACCATCTGGGATGGTGGTGGACTATACACTTATCTAACATCTGCAGGTGTTCTTACAGTAACCAGTAGTGATAGTGATGACTCATCTTCTGGAACTGGTGCAAGAACAGTAACTGTAGAAGGACTTGATGCTAATTATAATCAAGTATCCGAGACACTAACAGTTGGTGGTGGTGCTGGTAGTGTTGAGTTTTTCAGAGTATTTCGTGCATTTGTTGCAACATCTGGATCTAGTGGAACTAATGAGGGAACTATTAGTATTGCTCAAGGTGCAACAACATTAGCACAAATTCGTGTTGCGGGTGGTGAAGGTTTAGGTCAAACTTTTATGGCAATTTATACCGTCCCTGTAGATTATACTGGATACATATATCAATGGGATCTTTCAACTGCCAAGTCAGATGGTGATGTTTTCTTAGTCAAGAGAGGGCACAATGATAATGGCACATGGAGATCTCAAGATGTTATGCATACAAATCAAAATAGTATTGAACGAAATTACAAGTTCCCACTAAAGATTGAAGAGAAAACAGATATTGAAGTGAGGGCATATTCTTCAACAAACAATATGAAGTGTGCGGCAACTTTCTGCATTTTATTAGTAAGAAACGATAATACATGATATTATGAGTGAAGTTTATCTTGGCAATCCGCTTCTAAAAAAAGCAAATACTGCTATTGAGTTTACTAAAGAGCAGGTTCTTGAATTTGTTAAATGTAAGGAAGATCCAGTATATTTTGCACAGAACTATGTGAAGATCGTCACACTTGATGCCGGTCTTCAACCGTTCAAAACGTATGACTTTCAAGAGAAGTTAATTAATAACTTTCATAATCACAGATTCAATATCTGTAAGATGCCACGACAGACTGGTAAGTCTACAACTGTGGTATCTTTTCTGCTACATTATGCAGTTTTCAATGATAATGTAAACATTGGTATTCTGGCAAACAAGGCAGCAACTGCTAGAGAACTTCTGGATAGATTGCAGACTGCATATGAGAATCTGCCAAAGTGGATGCAGCAAGGTATTATTGCCTGGAACAAAGGTAGTCTGGAACTAGAGAACGGATCTAAGATTCTCGCAGCATCTACCTCAGCATCAGCTGTCCGAGGTATGTCATTCAACATCCTCTTCTTGGACGAATTTGCGTTCGTTCCAAATCATATTGCAGATTCATTCTTTGCGTCTGTATATCCAACTATTACTTCTGGTCAAAGTACGAAAGTTATTATCGTATCTACGCCACACGGTATGAATCACTTCTACCGCATGTGGCATGATGCGGAGAAGGGTAAGAATGAATATATCCCAACAGATGTTCACTGGTCCGAAGTTCCTGGGCGTGATGATGCTTGGCGAGAGCAGACGATTGCTAACACATCAGAGCAGCAGTTCAAGGTTGAGTTTGAGTGTGAGTTCCTTGGATCTGTCGATACTCTGATTGCACCAAGCAAACTGAGAGCACTTGTCTATGATAATCCAAAGATTAGTAATGGTGGATTAGATGTTCATGAAGAGGCAAAAGAAAAGCATGACTATGTAATATCGGTTGACGTTGCAAGAGGAGTTGGAAATGACTACTCAGCATTTACCGTCATTGATATCACAACATTCCCACATAAAGTTGTTTGCAAATATCGAAACAACGAAATCAAACCAATGTTGTTCCCCAACATCATCGTTGATGTTGCAAAGAATTATAATGGAGCATTTATTATCTGTGAAGTTAATGACGTTGGGGATCAAGTAGCATCAATCATTCATTACGATCTTGAGTATCAGAATCTTTTGATGTGCTCAATGCGTGGTCGTGCTGGTCAGATTGTTGGACAAGGATTTTCTGGTAAGAAGACGCAGCTTGGCGTCAAGATGTCAAAGACTGTCAAGAAGGTTGGTTCACTAAACCTGAAAACTTTGATTGAAGCAGATAAACTTATCTTCAATGACTATGAGATTCTTCAAGAACTGACTACATTCATTCAAAAGAATAATTCATTTGAAGCAGAAGAAGGTTGTAACGATGACCTTGCAATGTGTCTCGTCATCTATGCTTGGTTGGTCCAGCAAGATTACTTCAAAGAACTGACTGATCAAGATGTCAGAAAGAGACTCTATGATGAGCAGAAAAATCAGATCGAACAAGATATGTCACCCTTTGGATTCATCGTTGATGGTGTGAATGGTGAGGCAAGTTTTGTAGATGCTGAAGGTGACAGATGGCATACTGATGAATATGGTGATATGTCATATATGTGGGACTATCAGTAATGGATATTGAAGACCAGTTTTCTTTTGGTCATTTACTCTTACAAGAGAGAAAGTGTAGATCTTGTAAGGAGATAAAAGATCTAGTTGACGGGTATTATAAAACTAGAAAGGGTAGTGGTCCTTCTGCATATGCATACGAATGTAAGGTATGCACAATTAAAAGAATAAAAGCAAAAAGAAAACAGAAAGATAAGCAAATTGATTGGTCTTATCCCGATTGGTAGTGTTCATGCACGATTTCCCCAATGAAGATAGTCAAAAATCTAAATAATTTCTAGTTAAACTGAGACAACGGAGAGACACATGGCGACTCCTCAATTATCTCCTGGTGTATTGATTAGGGAGGTTGACCTTACTGTAGGGAGAGCTGAGAACGTTCTTGACAACATTGGTGCTATTGCAGGTCCTTTTGAAAGAGGTCCTGTTCATGAAGTAACTGATATTGCTACAGAGCAAGAACTTATTAATGTTTTTGGAAAACCACTTTCCAGTGATGCACAGTATGAATACTGGATGTCAGCATCATCATTTCTGTCCTACGGCGGTGTCTTGAAGGTTGTTAGATCAGATTCTACTGATCTGAATAATTCAAACGCAGCAGTTGGATATGCATCTACGGATGCTCTGTCGATCAATAACTTTGACGACTACGAAGACAACTACTCTGATGAAGCAGAAGTATGGGCATGGGCAGCAAAAACCCCAGGTGCATATTCCGACAATCTGAAAGTTTGCATTATTGACGGCGAAGCAGACCAAACCATTGGTATTAACACAACCAGTTTGGAACTTGCAGGCATCACGGTTGGTGTTGCAGTCACAGTTCCCAAGTCAAACAAGACTGTTGTTAAGAGTGATGGTGGAACAGAAACCTTCACCGGATATATTCAAGGTATTGTTACTGGAGTTAGAACAGACTCTGCAGGAACAGACACTGAATTCGATCTGAAGATTGTTTCTAGAACAACCAGTGCAGGTGTTACAACTGCAATGGCATACAAGGAAGGCGATGACCTTGCTGCAATTAGTGCTGCAGAAACTCTGAGAGCAATCAACACATCAGGTATCCAAACTGGATTTGATGTGACAGTAGGAGATTCTAGAGACTGGTATGACGACCAGAAAATTGTTCTGGATAACACCACTATCTTCTGGAAGTCACTCGCACCAAAACCAGGAACAACAGCATACACTGCTGAAAGAAGTGGTTCTAACGACGAACTTCATGTTGTAATCATCGACGATAGAGGAACTGTTACAGGAATCCAAGGAAACCTGCTTGAAAAGTTCACAGGTCTGTCGAAAGCATCTGATGCAGTTTCTGCAGAGAACTCTCCAGAGAAGATCTTCTGGAAAGACTACTTGGCAAGAAATTCTGAGTACGTTTACGCTGGTAAGAACCCATCGAGCGTTAGTGATGGATACAATGGAGTCTATTCATTAGCATCCGGATTCTCAAGCGGATTTGTACCGGTCACAACTTCAGATGGTCTCTGGAACCAAACAGCACAAGCGAAGAAGTTTGCTTCGATTGGTAACCACGTCTACAACTTGCAAGGTGGTGCAAACTACAGCACCGGAAACGGTTTCCAAGCATCAGTAGGAGAAATCCAAACCGCATATAACTTCTTTAGAAATAGAGATGAAGTTGCAGTTGATTATCTGATTGGTGGACCTGGATTCTCTGGATTGAGTGATTCTCAATCAAAGGCAAGTTACCTGATGGCAATTGCCAATGAGAGAAAAGATTGTATGGCAGTCATCTCACCCGACAAGAACAGAGCGGGAACTGTAGATGATATCCTTTCCTTCTTCTCACCTCTTGGATCTAACTCATACACAGTATTCGATTCTGGATACGCATACAAGTATGATAGATTCAATGACAAGTTCCGTTATATTCCAACTAACGGAGACGTTGCTGGATTGATGGTTCGTACCGCAATCAATGCTTACCCTTGGTTCTCACCTGCTGGTCAGCAAAGAGGTATTCTGAACAACGCAATCAAGCTTAAGTTCAACCCAGGTAAAGCAGATAGAGACAAACTGTATCCTGCAAGAATTAACTCAATCATTAATCTGCCAGGAACAGGCGTTCTTCTCTTTGGAGACAAGACTGCTCTGTCATACGCATCTGCATTCGACAGAATTAACGTTCGCCGCCTCTTCCTCACGGTTGAGCAGGCACTTGAGGGTGCAGCAAATGCACAACTGTTCGAACTGAACGATGAGATCACAAGATCTAACTTTGTCAATATCGTCGAACCTTATCTCCGCGATGTTCAAGCAAAACGCGGTCTGTACGACTTCTTGGTCGTTTGTGACGAAACGAATAACACCCCTGATGTCATTGACAACAATGAATTCAGAGCTGATATCTTCCTGAAACCAACCAAGTCGATTAACTATGTAACCCTGACCTTCGTTGCAACGCGCACAGGCGTAAGCTTCGAAGAAGTTGCAGGTAGAGTTTGATCTTATAATTAATAACTAAGGAGGACACTTCAAATGGCATCAATTCCAACCAGGAACATCTCCCAATTCAAATCCAAACTGATTGGCGGCGGCGCTCGCCCCAATCTGTTTGAGGTTGCAGTCACATTTCCCGATGGTGTAAACCTGGGAATTCAAGGAGACGGCGACGGAACCTTCGACGGTGACAACTTTAGATTCTTATGTAAAGCAGCAAACCTGCCAGCATCTAACGTAACCCCAATCGAAATTCCTTTCAGAGGACGTATTCTGAAAGTTGCTGGAGACAGAACCATCGATACATGGCAGGTCACTGTCATCAACGATGAAAACTTTGGACACAGAAGAGCATTCGAAGCATGGATGCAAAATATCTCCCAATATGGAGATTCTTCGGGTCTGACTGATCCTTCAGCATACATGGGTCAAGCACAAGTATTCCAACTCGGAAGAACTGCTGCTGCAACTCAGGGAACCGGAACTGCTTCGGGACCATCAAACATTCTTGCACAATACAAGTTTGTTGATATCTTCCCAACTGCAATTTCTGACATCGCTCTGTCATATGACACACCCGATGCGATCGAAGAATTCACAGTTGAATTCCAAGTTCAGTACTACTTCCCCGAAACACCCGGATCTGGAGCTTGATAAATAGTAGAAATCTCTAGTCCCACCTTATAATGGCAAAGCTGTTTGGTTTCTCAATTGAGGACAACGAACAACAATCTGCTGGTATTGTAAGTCCGGTCCCTCCTAATAACGAGGATGGATCAGACCACTACCTTACCAGCGGATTTTTTGGTTCGTATGTTGATATTGAGGGTATCTACAGAACTGAGTTTGATCTGATTAAGAGATATCGTGAGATGGCACTTCATCCCGAAGCGGATAGTGCTATCGAAGATATTGTTAATGAGGCAATCGTTTCTGATGCTGATGATTCCCCAGTAAAAATTGAACTTTCTAACCTGAACGCAAGTGACGGTATTAAAAGAAAAATCAGAGAAGAGTTTAAGTATATCCTAGACCTTCTGGATTTTGATAAAAAGGCACATGAGATTTATAGAAATTGGTACGTTGATGGCAGAATCTATTATCATAAACTGATTGACATGAAGAATCCCACAGCAGGGATTCAAGAGTTGAGATATATCGACTCTATGAAAATTCGTTATGTCAGACAGCAGAAGAAAATCGATAGAGACAAGGCACTTGCTCAGATTAATAATCTGAAAGAAGATCCCATGGAGTACAACTTCCCTGAGATCGAAGAGTATTTTGTATACAATCCAAAGTCAATGTACCCCACGGGCAACCCAACAGCTCGTGGTGGAGAAGCAAAAGGAATCAAGATTGCAAGAGACGCGATTGCTTATTGCACCTCCGGTCTTGTAGACAGAAATAAAGGATCGACTTTATCATATCTCCACAAGGCAATCAAGTCACTCAATCAACTTAGAATGATTGAAGACTCTCTGGTTATCTACCGTTTGAGTAGAGCACCTGAGCGTAGAATTTTCTACATTGATGTTGGCAATCTTCCTAAGGTCAAAGCAGAACAATATCTGCGTGACGTTATGATGCGCTATCGTAACAAACTTGTTTACGATGCAAACACTGGCGAAGTCCGTGATGACAAAAAATACATGAGTATGCTGGAAGACTTCTGGCTTCCACGTCGTGAAGGTGGTCGTGGTACAGAGATTTCCACACTTCCTGGCGGACAAAACCTCGGTGAAATCACCGACATCAAATATTTCCAAGACAAACTCTACCGTTCACTGAACGTTCCCGTCTCTAGAATTGGTGGAGATGGTGGTTTTAATTTGGGAAGATCATCAGAAATCCTTCGTGACGAAGTAAAATTCAGCAAATTTGTAGGAAGACTGAGAAAGCGTTTCTCAAATCTTTTCAATGACTTCCTCAAAACTCAGCTGATCCTGAAGAATGTCATCACTCCCGAAGATTGGGACAAGATGAGTGAGCATATTCAGTACGATTTCCTCTACGATAATCATTTCGCAGAACTCAAGGAAAGCGAACTGCTTACAGAAAGACTGAATATGATTCAGCAAGTCGAACCATACGTCGGCAAATACTTCTCACAAGAATACGTTCGTAGAAAGATCCTCCGTCAAACTGACGAAGAGATTCTTGAAATGAACGAGCAGATTGAAAACGAAATCAAGGATGGAATTATCCCCGATCCTGCTTCTATGCAAATTGATCCAGCAACTGGACAACCAATGCAAGGTGGTGGAGATTTGGGAGCACCAGTAATGGAACCCGAAATTGATGCTTCATCTGTAGAGGCACCAGAAATCAAAAACCCTAGTGGTGGTGTCATCTAAATAACATTGTCACATTTGATATTGACTCATGGACGAATTAATGGACATGATCGTCGCTGGTGAAAGTCCTTCTGATATCAGCGATAAGATTAAGGACATTCTGTTTACAAAGTCTGCTGCAAAAATTGATGCAGTAAGACCTACTGTTGCAAATTCACTCTTCGGAAACGAAGAAGAAGCAGCAGTTGAGACAGAAGAAGACTAAATAACTACTAATACCCCAATTGCAGACTAATGATTACCAAGGTTATTTCAACTGAAGAGTCAACGGGGGCTACCGCTGGTGCTGCAACTAGCATCGGAAGTGCATCTGTTGTAAGACTTTTCAATGATACTGCTGCAGTGAGAGTGGTTGGAGTTAGCACTCTAGTTGGTGCTGCAACTACAGCATATTTTTCAATGCCTGCAGGATCTGTTGAGTTTATTCAGAAGTTTCCTAGCGACGTAATCTGGACTGACTCTGCAATCAAGGCAAACAAAGTCGCATTCACAGCCTCCTAAGATGAAACTGATCAGAGAAGAAATTGAGCAGGTAGATTTTATCGTTGAAGAACGCAACGGTAAAAAGAATCTGTTTATCGAAGGAGTATTCCTCCAAGGAAACATTAAGAACCGTAATGGTCGCATGTATCCTATGGAAACACTGCGCCGCGAAGTTTCTCGCTATAACGAGAATCACGTTGCTGCAGGAAGAGCACTCGGAGAACTCGGTCACCCCGAAGGTCCTACCGTAAACCTCGATCGTGTTTCTCATAAGATCGTTTCACTGAAAGAGAGTGGATCAAACTTCATCGGTAAGGCTAAGATCCTCAACACCCCAATGGGTAGGATTGCAGAATCACTTATTAGTGAAGGCGTAAAACTCGGAGTTTCTTCTCGTGGAGTTGGATCTCTGAAGATGACCCGCGAAGGTTATAGCGAAGTTGGCGAAGATTTCATGTTGGCAACTGCTGCTGATATCGTCGCTGACCCTTCTGCACCTGATGCATTTGTATCAGGAATTATGGAAGGAAAAGACTGGGTATGGGACGGCGGCATCCTTCGTGAGAAGTTTGCACAAAAAACATACAAACAAATCAACACCTTAACAGACCAAAAGAGGTTAGATGAGCAGAAACTTAATCTGTTTAATGACTTCCTGAACAGTCTGTAAAGATTAGATTTATAAATAAATATATAAAATAACTTACAAGGTTACTCGGAGAGTTCAAATGTCTCGTGGAGATTTACAGGAAATGGAAGTAGGCACTGCTCAATCCAAAACTGCGGTTAACAGCGGTGCTAAAGCAGGTGATCCTATGCCTAAAATGGCAGATCCCGGAACCCAGCTGGGTGCCGTGGAAGACCTCGGTGGTCCTACCCCCGAGAACTACAAGCCCGACGACGATTCAGCAAAGCTGAAAACTCCTGGCGGAACTCTCAAGCAAGTCAAGGATGTTGTCAATAAAGGCGCTAAAGCAGCAGAACCAATGAAGGGCATGAAGGAAGAAGAGGAACTCGAAACTGAAGCAACTATCGAAGAGTCATCTGAGGAAGTTGCAGAAGAAGAGACCATCGAAACTCCTGAGTACAACGTTGAAGAAGACGTTAATGCTCTCCTTGGTGGCGAAGAACTCTCCGAGGAATTCAAGGAGAAAGCAAAGACCATCTTCGAAGCAGCAATCAACGCTAAGGTTGCTACTATCAAAGAAGAACTGGTTGCTCAGCAAGAATCATTGGTTGCTGAAGCAGTAGAAGAATTCAAGGGAGAACTCTCCGAGCGTGTAGATTCTTACCTTGAGTACGTGTCAGAGGAGTGGTTCGTTTCTAACGAACTGCAAATCGAGCACGGACTGAAGACTGAAATGACTGAGAGTTTCCTCTCAGGCATGAGAGGTCTTTTTGAAGAACATTATGTATCAATCCCTGACGATAAATATGATGTGCTTGAGAGCATGGTAGACAAGCTTGATGACATGGAGACCAAACTCAACGAGCAAATCGAGAGAAACATCTCCCTCAACAAGAGACTTGCAGAGTCTGTTGCTGATGGAATCCTCGATAATGTTTCCGAGGGACTCGCGTCCACTCAGAAGGAAAAGCTCGCCTCACTCGCTGAAAGCGTAGAGTTTGAAAGTGAAGAAACTTATCGTGAAAAACTGGAGACCCTGAAGGAGTCATACTTCTCCGCACAGGCTCCAAAGGCGCAGACTGAAACTCTCTCTGAGGGAGTAGACACATCTGAGGCAACTGTCTCAGGTTCAATGGCTGCTTATCTGAAGACACTTTCGGCTGTTGCCAAAAGCTGACTTTAACATTTAATTCAAACTAAACCCTTTACCGTAAAGACAGATGTTCCAATCCGAACAGCTGCAGGAAAAGTGGGCACCCCTTCTGAACTATGAAGGTCTTGATGAAATCAAGGATTCACACAGAAGAGCTGTAACCGCCGTCCTGCTCGAAAACCAAGAAAAATTCCTCCGTGAGGAGCAAGCATTCTCCACAGGTAACAACCTGATGGAAGCACCTACCAACTCTGTTGGTGCAGATGGATACACTGGTGCTGCTGATGCTGCAGGTCCCCGTGCTGGTTTCGATCCCGTCCTGATCTCCCTGATCAGACGCTCAATGCCTAACCTGGTCGCTTATGACCTCGCAGGCGTTCAGCCAATGTCTGGTCCTACAGGACTGATCTTCGCGATGCGTTCGCGCTACAACAACCAGTCTGGTTCAGAGACCTTCTTTGACGAAGTAGATACCGCATTCTCCGGTCAGGATTCTGGATTCGACGTAACCTCAGGTTTCTCTGACGTTGCTGCTGGTCTGGGTACAACCGCACAGTCCGGTTCTAACCCTTCAATCCTGAACCCTGTTGGTTCCGCATCATCAACTGCATATGATGTCGGTCAGGGTATGCGTAAGGACAGTGCAGAAGCACTGGGCGACGCTGCTAATAACCACTTCAACCAGATGGCTTTCTCGATCGAGAAAGTCACCGTAACCGCAAAGTCACGCGCTCTGAAGGCAGAATACAGCCTTGAGCTTGCACAGGACCTGAAGGCAATCCACGGTCTGAACGCTGAAGCGGAACTCGCAAACATTCTCTCCACTGAGATTCTTGCTGAGATCAACCGCGAAGTCATCAGAACGATCTACAAGATTGCTGAGCAAGGTGCTGTAGAAAACACCGCAACTCAGGGTGTATTCGACCTCGACATCGACTCCAACGGACGTTGGTCAGTTGAGAAGTTCAAGGGTCTTCTGTTCCAGATCGAAAGAGATGCTAACAGAATCGCTCAGAGAACTCGTAGAGGAAAGGGCAACATCATCATGTGCTCTGCTGACGTTGCTTCAGCACTGACCATGGCTGGTGTACTGGATTACACTCCTGCTCTTAACGCTAACCTGAACGTAGACGACACCGGCAACACCTTTGCTGGAACCATCAACGGTAAGTACAGAGTCTACATCGATCCTTATTCAGCGAACCTCGCTGCTAACAACGGTGGTCTGGCACAGGGTGCTAACCAGTATTACGTTGTTGGTTATAAGGGTACTTCACCTTATGACGCTGGTCTGTTCTATTGCCCATACGTACCCCTGCAGATGGTACGTGCAGTTGGAGAGGACACCTTCCAACCCAAGATTGGCTTCAAGACCCGCTACGGTATCGTTGCAAACCCATTTGCAGAAGGAACCGAGCAAGGTCTGGGTCGCCTCCGCGTCAACAGCAACCGCTACTACAGAAGAGTTGCTATCAAGAACCTCATGTGATCCATACTCACAAGAGTTTACAGGGGACCGAAAGGTCCCCTTTTTTATTCTAAATAATTAAAAAACCATGGCTGTAGGTAACGCATACAGCAACCAGATCCAGAACAGAAACTTCCTAGCACCGGTAGGGTTTAAGTTTGTTCTCAACAGATCGCCAAAGGTTGCGTTCTTTTCAAACTCAAGCACAATCCCAGGTGTATCTCTTGGTGTCGCAAATCAAGCAACACCACTGAAAGATCTTCCTACACCAGGTGATATTCTGGAGTTTAATGATTTTCGACTTCGTTTTCTGGTAGACGAAAATCTTGAGAATTACTTAGAAATCCAGAAGTGGATGAGAGCACTTGGTTATCCAGATAGTCTGGCAGAGATTTATAACTTCCAACAGGATTACGACTTCAAAGATAGTGATCTGATGAATGTGTATTCAGATGCTACACTCTTTGTTTTGAACAGCAATCAATCTGCTAACTTTAAGATCATGTTCAAAGACATGTTCCCGTATGACTTGTCAGATTTGCAGTTTGATGCTACCGATAGTGACATTGACTACTTGACTGCGGAGGTTTCTTTCAAGTATACTATCTACAATATTACCGACTTGAACGGCAAAAACCTATGATCGACCTTGATAAACTTCAAGGTATGTGGGAAGAGGATTCAAAGATCGACAGAGACAACTTGCATGAAGAATCTCTAGCGATTCCTACTCTCCACGCAAAATACTTTGATCTATATAATAACATCTTTCTTCTGAGAAAGAAAGCAGAACAACAAAGAAAAAATATTCGACACGAGCGGTACGAATACTTTAGTGGAAAAGCAGATCCTGATGTTTATATCGAGAATCCTTTTCCTAAAAAGATTCGTGATAAAGATACTATGCAAAAATATCTAGATGCAGATGAAAAGTTGAGCACTGTTTGTCTAAAGATAGACTACTACGAAACTATGCTCGTTTATATTGAAAGTATCCTGAAGCAGATCAATAATCGAACTTATCAGATCAAAAACGCTATTGAGTTCATGAGGTTTAACGCAGGTCTAGGATGATGGAATACGAAAATTACGACTTTAATGGGGAAGAAGATATTCCTTATGTCGAACTAGAACTAGATATTGGTGATACATTTCAGTTGTACCAATCTGTAAGTTTTCATCTCAAGAATTGGCCTAGTGGTCATCCTGATGAGCAAGAACGTTTAGTTGCTCTCAAAGATTTTTTGTATAGATTGGTTTTAGAGTATAAGTTTAGGTTACCTGATGAAGATCAATAAGAGACTACCAAGGGTACTGGGATGGTTAGAAGCAAGTCTTCCACCAAATGCTATGGAAAGACTGTGGTCATACATTGAAAAATCCCATATAAATGTTAAACCAGCATTAGCTGGTCAGATTGATAGAAGTCATGAATTGGTAGATGAGGAAGATTGGTTTTTTAATAATATTATTACAGATTTCCTAGATGAATATGCGGAGCAATTTTGTAATCTGGGATGTTTAAAAGGTTTAACCGGATATCACGATTATGTTTTAGATGGTTTTTGGGTAAACTATCAAAAGCAAGGAGAATTCAATCCAGTCCATTCACATACTGGAG